AAAACAGCCCTGCCGCCCTAATTTCGCCATTTGAAATTGGGCCAAAAACCTAATTAGTATCGGACCTTCCCTCATCGTGTTACACGCTGTTACGCGTCTCCGTTTGAATTATTCACGGCGGCGGGGTGGGTTCGGCGCACCCACACCACGCCCTTGGTGCTGCCCTGCTTCTCAATCAACCCGCTACCCAGCGCCAGCGTTCGCAGGCTCTCGGCGCGGCCCTTGGTCAGCTTCATGGCCTCGGCCGTGGCTCGCAGCTCCGCGCCGCTCATGGCTTCACGATCCAGCCACACCGTGGCACCGTTGGCCTGCTTCGTCTCAACCCTGAAACACTCCTCCACGAACCGTTGGGCGCTCCACCCGTCATCGTCTGCATCCTTCTTGCCTGGCTTGGCCAAGTCTTTGGGATCAAGGTGCGGGGCCATGTGGAACAGGGGATAGGCCCAGCGCAGCACGCGCGGCTCAATGGGGGCGAAGGAACGCACGGCCGCATCCAAAACCACATGGCCCTCCTCCCGGTGGTGGCGAAGAATCAAGTGGCTATCAGCAGCGCGGCTCATCGAACCAGCGCCAGCGCCCACATCGGTGACATTTTTCTCGCTCTGAAGTCCTTTTGACGTGTGGTGAATCATGACGAACGCGCAATCCAGCGTGCGCGCCCACCGATCCACTTGGTTGTAGATGCGCGCCATGCTCCCGTTGTCATTCTCATCCGTGCGCGCTGGGAGGAAGCGGTAGAACGCGTCGAGGATCACCACGGTGTACTGCCCGGCGGCGCAATGGTCGAACAGGCGCGCGCCCAGTCCGTCAAAGTCCACTAGGTCACCGCGTAGGTTCAGGATGTCGAGCCGATCCGCCAGCGACTCAAACGGGATGCCCTGCGCGGCGCACAGCTTCGGGATGCGATCCGCGCTTGTCTCGGGGTGCAACTCGTTATCCACGATCAGCACGCGCCCAGACTGCGGGATGCTGAACCCCATCCACGGTTCGCCCCTGGCAACGCATATGGCAAGTTGGTTGACAAGAAAACTTTTCCCCATCTTCGGACTGGAAATAAGGTTCAGGGTCTCCGAAGACCGCAACAGCCCATCGATGATGGGCCGCCGCAACTCGGGGCACCTCGCTACAAGCGCGCAGATAGGCACAGGCTGCAAGCGCGCCGCCGGGGCGGCTGGCGGGGGCTCCACGGCCTGTACAGCCTCTGCGGGCCCGCTCACGGCCTTCCGCTCTGCGGCAAACGCGTTCGGTATCTGCCGCTGGTTCAGGTCAATCAGTTCATCGGCGGTAAGCCCCAGCGTGGCCGCCCGCGCCATGATCCGCGGCCCGGCCTCGGCAATCGACCACCCGCGCGCCTTCATGTCACAGGCAACCGTAAAGACGGTGGTGCGCCTGCCCTGGCGCATGATGAACCCTTCCTCAAGGAAGCGCCTAGAAAGGTCGGAGAGCGATCCGGCCGCCGGCGTGGCCGCTGAAGGCATCAACACCGTCCCACCCTCCTGCGGGGCGGGGAACTCGTCTAGCGTCCAAATGTGATCGGCTTCGCTCTCATGCACCACGCAAAGCGGTTGCTCGGGGTACTTCCAGTTGTGGAAGCCAGGCACGCGCATCACCCGCGGGGCATCGGTCACGCTGGAATCGGAACCCAGCCGGTGGGCCAATGCCTTTTGGTAGCGCGTCCACTCGGCTAGGTCGGTCATCGGCTCCGCCAGCCGCCACCAAGCGTGGATGCCGCCGCCCGTCTTCACCACCACTGTGGGTTCGGGAATGTTGGCTTCCCTCCACGCCATGCGCGCTTGCTCAACGGTGGTACCGCCATCGAAATCAGCGAACAGGCACCTTGCCAACGCCACATCGGTGGCCTTGCCGCCGCGGCCGCTCCGCGGGTTGGCCCCGAAATACACATGCTGGCCCTTCGCCACCGTCGCGGCAAGCTGCGCGATCACGCGCGATGCCTTCGCCTGCGGCACCCAATCGCGTAGCCCACCTGCGCCGCCGATGGTGCGGAACTCAATCAGGTCATTGGCTTCGAAGATCAGGCCCAGCAGTTGGTACGCGGACTCAATCGCCGCGGCTGCTGCATCGGTGGTGGTCACTTGGATTCCCCAAAGCAATCCCAACCCTTCGAAGCTGCAAACGCATTGGGATCGATGTACATGCGCGAAAGCGTTCGTCGCAGGGCATCACGATCAGCACGCAATTCCGCTATCTCTTGGCAAATCTGCGCGGCCTTCTGATCGTCATTCCGATCCGTTTGCACGCGCTCTAGGTAATCGTTCCGCTTCCTGAAATCCTCGCACCGCTCGCGCAGGTAATCGGCGCGCTCTTCCCATGTTTTCGCTTGCTCGCGCAGGTTCGCAATGGCCGCGATGGCGCGGGCAATCAGCCCGTGCGGCTTGGTGCATAGGCGCTGCAAATCGCGCAACAGCGCGTCATACGGTTCCATTCGATTCCCTTTGCATGGTGTGCATCGGGTTCAACGCGTCACGCGGTACCCAATGCTCGGGCTGGTTGTAATAGGTTTGCAGGAACTCATCTCGCCGCGCCTCATGGCCCCACATCCACCCGGCAAGCCTCACCTGGCCGTAGCTCTTGGCAAGGCTCGTGATGGCCAGCACATAGCGCCTATCTCCGTGATCGCGTGGACGCACCACCAGTTGCCCGTTCATCCAGCCGGTGGAACGCACCTCAATGTCCGGCTCAACATCCACCGCGCCCTTCACATACTGCACAGATGGTTCATAGCCGCGCACGCCAAACCACTTGGCTACCGCTAGTTCCCCAGCAGCGCCGCCGAACTCGTGTTGCTCGCGCTCGGTGAAAATCCGATCCATGATGCACGCGTGGTTCAGCCCGTTCGCTGCACCAAACGCCATGCGCGCCTCGGCCACGCGCTCGCATAGTTCGATTTCCGCGTCAGTAAGTTCCACCGTAACCATCGGCATCCTTGCCGCGGATCGAATCCGCTACAGGTTTTGAGAAGAAACCCCATAGCCGGGGCGGCGAGAACTCAACCGCCCCGGCCATTCCGGGGGTTCGTTAGAAGGGAATCCCATCCGCGCCGGGCTGCACCGCCTTGCGCCCAGGCTTCGCGGCCGTGGCCGTGCTGCGCTGCTGCGTGGGGCGAATGAAATCGCCCGCCTTGGCGCGCCCGTTCTGCGAGTGGTAAACGCGCAACAGGATTTCGCGCCCCTCAAGGTTCGACTCTTCGAACCTCTTGGTGGCCGTATCGATGTGCGGCAACATGCACGCGTCCAGCAGTTCGTTCAAGCGCATGATGCGCGTCACCGCGATGTCCTCAAACACCTTGTAGCGCTGGCCGCCCGTTTCGATGTCGAACCACAGCGTCACCACCAGCCCGCGTGGGTTGTCGGGGGTCTTCATGTTTTCGAACGGGCTTTCACGCCCTTCCGCCTTGCTGATCGTGGCGGTGTAGGTGCCCTCGGGGCAGGGGCCGCCTGCGCCGCTTGACTTGCGTGCCTTGTCCTCGCTGCTTCCGTGAATGAGATCGATCATTGCTCAGAACCTTTCTCCAGGCGCTCGGCCTGCTGTTGAAGTGCCTTCAAAATCAACCCATCCACCTCGGATGGGTCAGTTCCCGCGTCAACGGTCTTTCTTGCCGCGGTCACCGCCTGCTTTGCGCTCCATCGGATGCCAACCGATTTGGCTTTCTCGGCGATGGATTCGGCTAGCTGCTGGATGCGATCCGGCGCGCTCGGCGGCGGTGGCTGCTCCACCACCACCGCCGGTGCGCTGAGGAGCGATACCGTCGTTCGCTCCGCGGATTGGCTTACACGGGCATTCAGCGCGGCCAGCGCGCTATCTGCCTCCACCACGGTGGTGGCTTCAGCTAGTTCCTCATCGCCCTCGGTAGCACCGCTGAACCCGAAAGCGGCTTTCAGGCAATGCGCTTCGGCGCGGGTGCGAAGCATGTGCAGCGGTTGGGTGCGCCAGTTGGGGCTTGATCCCTTGAACTCCGAAAGCCAGCAGGTGAACTCAAACTCCCCGCCTTCCGTAGTGGTTACCTTGAAGGTGCAGGAATCAACACTTCCGCTT